CCGCCAGATTCGCCGACGATGGCGGTGGCGGCAAGCGTGGCCGTCGTGCCCCAGAAGATCGTCGCGAGGTTCTCCGGCGTGAAGTGGCGCAGATCCATCGTCCCGTTGGCGGCGGTGACGCGCTTGATCGAGGCGTCCACACCGCCAGTGCCTGCGCGATAGTCCAGCAGGGACTTTTCCTCTTCCTCGAACGAGATCGAGCAAGCTGAGACGTTTTCGACGTCAAAGAAGCTGCGGGCCTCGAACGACGCGCCGCCTGAATACGGAGCAATGCGGATCTTGGCATTTGGGAAGAAAGCGACACCCATGATAATTGTCCTTTATGTTGCGTTGAAGAATGCCGCGACGGTGAAGGCGAATCCGATCTGCAGGATTCTTCCGTCATAGCCGGTCTGTGGGCCGTCGACGATGTTCGGCGTTTGCCCGGGCGAGTACGCCCAGCCGACCAGAGCGTTTCCTGCTTGCTGAAGCAGGGTGTACGCCGTCTCTCGATCGGCAGGAGTCGAGCGGTGGACGTCGCAGAAAACAGAGAAGCTGAAGAGCAGGTCGACTTGCGCCGACGATGCCCGCACGGAAAAGCCGGAGTCGATCCGCTGCAGGCGCACCTGGCAAACGATCGGCGACGGCGAGTCGTCCGTCAAGTCGACGTCGTTGAAGGTGCCGAGCAGGACGGCGCCCGGAAGGGCGGCGGCCAGGCGGGCGAGGATGGCGGTTTCGGTTGTGGCGAGCATCATTGCTCCGTCAAGTGCAGAATCAGATCGCGCGCAGAAACGCAATCCAGCGATCCCGCATTGATGCGCGTCCGCAGTCCAGACAAGATGTCGTCCAGCACTGAACGGTTGATTTGGTCGCCAGTGGCCCCGCTATCAACGGTGACATGAGCGCACAATGCGAAGCAAAGCCCAATTTCCAAGTGCGCATCGAGGGCTGTCAACCACGTTGACGCGACGGTTGATGCGTTGATTTCCAGTCTGTGCAGAATATACGGATCAATTCCCAGTTCCGGAACAATCGGGAAATTTTGCGTCGCGAAACCGCCAACAAATCCTTGCTCTGCCAAAAACTCCGGTAGCGCCAAACTTCCTGCCGTGTACATGTAAATGCCGTTCGGCCACACATAAACATCGGGATCGCACCCTGGCCCGCCCAATGCAGCAACCCATGCTGCATCAGCAGTGATCGCGTTTTTTGCAGCCTGGAGCGTACCCAATGTGGACAAGTTGGTCGTGCCGTGCACAATCAATTTGTGGCCGGAATGAGACATCAGCTTCCATTGCTCGAGTCTTGCAGGAGTGTCGTAGATCGCGAAATTTCCGACAAGCGAGTACTTGTTCAGAATCGCCATTGTGTGTGTATATTCCGCTGCTTGACCGTCGTCCCAAATCAAAGCACATTTTGACTTGGCGTCCGGACAGATCCATGCTGAGTCGAACAGAATCGACGTCCCTGCCGTGGTCGTCGACTGAATCTGTATGCGGAATTTCGTGATCGTCTCGTAGGTCGGCGATCCTGTCACAGCTGCCGTAGCCAGATTGATTGGAATACACTGCCAGCCACTGAACATGCGCGGCGTAATCGTTTTGTTATAGTACGCGGTGAAGGCATCGGATGTCGCAAAAAACACAGACATGTCGACAATCGTCGACGGGTCTTCCAGATAAATCCACAAGTCAACGCGCGGCGTGGTCACTGGGCCGGTCGCCACGGTCGCCGTTGCTGATCGATAGGTGTTTGTCGACGTGACAATGCGGAGGACGCTGTTTTCGTTGGTCCGATACGCCAGCCGACCACCTGCTGGCTTGGTCACGACAGAAACACTCACTCCCGCTTGCCCCACCCATCCCGACGTGCTATCACCAGCAATCAACAGTTTGCCACGAAAGCGCCACGGTGCCCGGGCCTGCGCACGAGACATTTTCTTGACATCGCGCCACTGCACTTTCTTGGCAACGCCCGATGCCGCGCTATCGGACAGCAGGACCGTATCCGCATCAATCGGCGCGGTCTTCTCGGAGGCAGATGCCAGCAGCGTACCCAGTGCCGCGGCGGTGCTGGGCAAGGCCGCTCCGGCCACGCTTTCCACATCCGCCATTCTCGCATCGATGGAACTTGAGACCGCGCTGCCGTCAACACCGACTTTCGCCTGCAGCGCTTCAATGGCGTCATTTGCATTCGCATGCTGCTGCGAGTGCCGAACGGATGCCGATCCGGTCGAGTCAGCGCCAGTCGGGTTGCTGAGTTGATCCAGAGCGGAGGGGAAGTTGGTGGCCATGTCGTGGATCTCTAGGCGAGGTTGAGCGTCAGCGGCGCGCGCATCTCGCTGGCGTTGATCCGGCGCGGCGGGTGCGCGACGGTGTACGTGTCGATGCCGACCTGCAGCTGGTCGCCGGTGCGGAGGATGATCGCGTTAGCGCGATAGCGCAGCACGTGCGTTGATGCCACCGCGGACTCAGACCAGAAGTCTTCATCCGCGGTATCCAGAAGCGCCGCGAAAAGCTCCGGAGATCCATCGTAAGCGACGTCGCTGTCGTAGGAATCGCCGCTGTCATACGGATTCGATGCGCGTTCGACCTGCACAGCAAAGCCGTCCGGTGCAAGCTCGTAGCAGGCGTCGATCTCGTCCGGGTCGCCACCGACCGGGCCGACATACTCGCCGTCGTAGGTGAACGACGGGTCGTCGTACCGGGTCTGGGAGTCGTAGGGCCTGCTCATAATCTGCTCGCGCGATCTGACTCGATCAGGTTGCGACCGGCAGGGCCGCGCAGATCTTCATTTTGACGGTCGCGCTCGGGTTGGCGGCGGCTGCCACGGCAACTCCGACCTGTTGCTGTGCCGTCGACGTCTTGTTGACGACATTGTTGGTGGCGTCCCAGAACAGACGGTCGCCGACGTCAATGGCCAAAGCGGACGTCTTGCCGATCGTGACAACGCCCTCGACGATAAAAGCTCCATTGGTAGAGATGGCGACATTCTCTATGGCGACGCCAAAAATCGACGCGCCGAACAGATAGCCGACACCTGCCGACACGGCAGCGCCCGGAGCGAGAGTCAGGATTTTTCCGTCCTGAACGTAAGCAGTGGTCATGGTGTTGTCCTTTCATGGACCGGCAGCGGATGCCGCTGCCGGGTGGGTTATGTGGGCCTCGCCGTATTGATCAGTTCGGGTTCTTCGTCAAACCGCGGTGGTCGAGCGCTTTGACGCCCGCGTCGATCCGAACCTTGAACTCCACGCCGTCGACCGTCCAGCCGCCTTGCTGCTCGAGCGTCGGCGTGTCGTTGCCGTCGAGATAGGCCACTTCGATTGTGTCGTTGATCGCCGGATTCGCCGCGGCGAACCAGTTGGATGTGCTGCTCGCGTCGAGCCGGGCATCGGCGATGACTTCAAAGGCGCCACGCATCCAGTTCGGGCTGGTGGCCGTCTTGGCGGCAACGACTTCCACTTCGCTGTTGGCGATGGTCATTGCCAAGCCTTTCAGCGTCCGCGGGACGACGAGATAGGCCATGTTGATGTTCAGCACGGTGCCCGTGGCGTCGGTCTGCTTGGCCATGGCCGCGGCGGCCAGATCGACGGAAGCGGTCGTCAGCGCAGCGCTCGACAAGAGGTTGGCGTGGTTGGCATGGAACAAAGCGACGCCATCCGCCATGTTTGGGTTGCCGGTCAAAATCGCGTAGACCAGATTGCCGACGGTGCGGATGGCGGCGCGGCCCATCTTCGCCGGAATGCGCGTGAAGGCGTCCAGGTCGTCGTTGATGATGGCTTGACGATGGATTCCGAAGAGGCTGCCGTAGGTCGCCAGCTGGATCGTCTCGCCGCGATCGCCGACGGTCACATACTTGTACTCGGCGCCCGGCTCGACCTTGGCCAGAGCCGGGAAGGTGTTGAGATCGACGCGCTTGGCGGCACGGAAGTCGGTCAGGGTGCCGCGGCTGGTCCACAGCTGGAAGGTCTCGTCGGCTGCGTCCCAGCCCTTGAGCATGGCTTTGTTGGCGACGTCCGCCAGCAGGTTGGTAAAGTCCGCATTGCCGTGCGTGAAGGCGGCGCCGACCACTTCCATGCGGGACATGTTACCGCACTCGACGCCCCGCCGGTTGAGACAATTGCGGGCGAGTTCGACGAGGCCATATCCCCGGTATCCGTTGGTCGTGTCATTTGCCAACAGCCCGGCACGGATCAGCAGGCCGGATGTGGCGGCGGCGCGGAACTTGTCGCCTTCGTCTTCGATGGTCATGACCAGGCCACCGCCCAATGCCTGCGCGGTGCGGCCGAGCATCTGCAGCATTTCGCCGCGGAAGGTCTCGATCGACTTGCTCGGGTCATCCTGCGCCTTCTGCACCAGGGCGCGGATGTCGGTGCGGGCGGCTTCTCCCTTGATCCACGGGCCGGCGATCGCGGCGATATTCTGCCGGCGGATGGCTTCCTGCTTGAGGGCTTCGGCGCGGATCTCTTCGGCGTCTACCGGGCCGACGCTGAACGGTTCGATGAGGGCGGCGGTAGTGGTGGTCGGTGCCGCCGGCGTGGGGGTTGCTTGATTCATGGGGATTCCTTTCGGAGTTGGCGCGGCGGCTGCCGCTGGGGTGTGGTGCTGCAGGCGTGCGAGCAGGTAATCCGGCGGAAGGAAGCGGTCAACAACCGATGCGGCGACCTTCGCATCCGGGGTGATGCGATCCACCATGCCGGCGGACAGAGCCTCATCGGCTCCGTACCAGTGATCCTGGCCATCCGTGAGCAACGCAAGCGCCTGTTCCTGCGTCAGCGATCCGGCGCGGGCATACGAGGTCGCCATGGCACGGGCAAAGCGGTCCAGCGTGTCGGCGGTCTCGCGCAGCGCGACGGCGTTTCCAGCGGTGGCCGTCCACGGCGCGTGGATCATCAGCAGCGCGTTGGCGGCCATTTCCACCGTGTCTCCGGCCATCGCGATTAGGCTGGCGATGCTGGCGGCGACGCCCTCGATGTGCACGGAGACGGTCGCAGGATGACGGCGTAGGGCGTTGAAGATCGCCAAGCCATCCGGAACAGATCCGCCGGAACTGTTGATCCGCACCAGCAACGTGCGGGCGGATACCTGCTGCAAGCGCTCGAGGAAGGTTTTGGCGGTGATGCTTTCATCGTCCCAAGACTGTCCGATGTCGCCGAGAATGTGAATCTCGGCATGCGTAGCGCCCTTTGCAATGATCTGGTATGGAGAATTCATGCGGCAGCTCCTGCGCTCTGTTGGTCTTCCGGTTCTTCGCTTTCGTCTTCCGGATCGTCCGCTTTGACGCTTTGTTCTGCGGACTCAGGAGGCTGGCGATCGAGTCCTGATTGCCGCAGCATCCGATGCCAGGCGGCCTGCTGCTGCAGGGTCTCGCGCGGGTTTCCGCCGCGGCGGCGGATGATTTCTGGCGCCGAGACGTAGCGATTGCGCTCCAGGATTTCGGAGGCTTGCGCCTCCTTCTGCGGATCGATCCAGGGCATGGTCTGGCCGACGAAGAGCGCATCGTCGAGCGTCTCGGGCTGCAGATCTCCGGGCAGATCGACGGCGCCGGACAGCACGGCAAGCGAGACGAAGCGCTGCCAGACCGGGCGCACCCATTGCGCGGTAAAGTGCTCGGCCATCGCCTGGTAGTGCACCCATTGCTCGACCAGTTCTTGCCTTTGCGCGCTGTAGGTACCGTTGTAGTTGCGGCTAACCGACGAGTAGCTGGCGCCGACCCCGCCGGCGACGGCGCGCAGCTGGCCGTCGCGGTAGGCTTGCAGGTTGGCGTTTGGCCGAGTGGAGTCAATCGTCCCGATGTCCTCGCCGGGCATGAGGTCGTCGAAGATCATGCCGGGGCGGAATCGCATGTCGCGCGGCGCGGGCGTGGTGCCGTCGGCTTCGGTCTCGGTGGCGGCGTAGAGGTCTGGCGTGCCCTTGCGGATGAAGGCGGCCATCGAGGC